GGGGATTTGCGCGGCCAGCATTTCAAGGAAGCGGCGGGCGTGGCTGCTCATGGGCTGGTCCTGCGGTCGAGGAGGGTTTCGCCGAGTTCGGGTTCCATCCCGTCGAGCCAGCGGTCGGCGTTCAGCCAGGTCGCAGGGTGCGGGATGAAGCGGCCGTCTTCGCGCGTGTCGAAGCGGTCGAGGCTGGTCTGGACGGTGATGCCGGCGATGATGGACGCGGCGCCCTCGTCGGCGCGGCGCAGGGCTGCGGCCCACGCCTTGCGTGCGGCGCCCTTGCCGACCTTGCGGGGGTAGAGGGTCCAGAAGCGGTCGAAGTCTGCGTCGGGCGCAGCGTCATCGCGCTTGCGCGATGACGGAGAGACGTAAGTCTCTTTATTGTCCTGTCCTGTCCTGTCCTGTCCTGTACCCACACTCTCCGCGTCCCGTCCGGCGGATGTCCCACGGGACACGGGCAATGCGCCGTTATTGCTTTCAATGGGTTGCGCTGCGCTCTTGGACTTCCGCAGGGCCGCCTTGCGAACGCGCTCCTTCACTCGTCGCTCGTATGCGAACGCCGCTTCGGCACACAGGACGGGATGGTAGAGCCGCCCATCGCTGCAAAGTATGAACCCGTCGAGCGCAACGCTGCGGACCTTCTGAAAGCCGCGCACGTCGCGTCCGTAGTCCGCCAACAACGCCAGCGCAGCATCGTCGGTCGGCAACGAACCGGCGGGGCATTGCTGCCAAGCGGACCACCAAAGCCGAATAGCGGCCCTAAACTCTGCGTCGGTGGCGCGGGCGTAGAAGTCGCTGCCGAACAGCTTATGCCCAAAGAGCGGCATGAACTCGTAGCCCCGCAGGTCGCAATCGGCGGGAACCAGCGGCGCAGGCAAATCTGGCATGGCTAACATTTCCATTCCTCGCGCGTGCGCCGGCCCTTGCTGCGGTTGCACCGCAAGCAAGCCGTTGTCAGGTTGTCTGGAGTGGAGCGACCGCCGCGCGACAGCGGCATGATGTGGTCGCACTCAAGGGTGCCGCCGCGAGCGCCGCAGTAAGTGCAGCGGTAGTCGTCGCGAGCAAATATTGCAGCGCGAAGCGTGCCCCATTCGTCAAGCGACACGTCAATCTGCCACTCGCCCCGCCACACCCACATCGCACGGTCTTTGAGAGCGCCGTTGTCCAGCAGCCATCCGTCAAAGGCCGCCATAAGACGGCGCCACTCATCCGTCGTTAGGTCGTGGTGCGTCGCCGCACACTCATGCCAGAATGTGTCAAACGGCCGACCCGGCTCTCGCGCAACGCCCTCAGTAATCACGTAGCACGCGGCAGCCAGGGCGGCGGCCACAGGCATTTCTGCCGCTTGCGCCGCAGCCTTTAGGCGCGGGTCGCGCGGGAAATCTGTCGGAATGCGGGCGTCTGGTATTCGTCTCACGGCTTTTGCGCCCCCCAGCGCGTCATGTGCTTGAACCAGCCGCGCAGCAGCCCATCCCGCAGCGGGTCAGGCGTCTCGGGCGTGTAGATGTCGGCCGTGGCGTCGCGCGCGGTGCGATCCGCTTCGGCGAGATCCCCGGCGTCGCTCATGCGGCCGCCGCCTGCTGCTTGAGCGGGCGCAGCGCGCTCTGCGGCACGAACCACGCCGCCGGTCGGTTGCCGTGCGTCTGCCGCCACTCGTCGCGCCGGGCGTCGGCGCCCTTAATCCAGCCGTGAACCGTCAGCCGCGTCGGCGTGCCGGTGACCAAAACGAACACGGCGGTCGGGTCGTCGTCGTCGCGGATGATGAGGTCGTAGTCTGGCCGGCTGCGGGTTCGGACCTGCACCGACGCGCCGATGTCCGGCCGCTTGAAACTGCAAACGTCGCCGGCCCAATAGCGGCCAAGGACGCGCGCAACGGCCAACTCGCCGGCTGCGCCCAGGATGTGCAGCGCCTGGCCGTCCATGTCGGCCTGGAGCCCGTGCGCGTCGCGGCGCTGCGCCTGGAGGCTTTCGGCGTGGCGCAGGGCACCGACGGCTGCGGCCATCATCGCCTCGGCGGGGGTCAGCACGACGTCAATCACGCCGCTGCGCTCCCGTGCCCCTGGAGGCTGTGCGCGCCGTACAGGCCAATCAGCGAGGCTTCCGCCCTTCCGTCGTCCTTCACGCGGGCAAACGTGCCGGCGAGGCCGGGCCAAAGCTGCGCGGCGCGCGCACGGGCGGCACTCTTGTCCGCCGGCACGCCCAGCGAGCGCTTCCAGCTTTGCGGCGTCACCAGCGTCACGGGGATGCCGAGCGCCGCCAGGACGCCCTCGATTTGCCCGTAGCCGCGCCCGAACGAGAACGCGCCGACAGCGCCCTCCCCCGGCCGCGTGGCGACGCGCTCAAGGAAGGCGTGGATGGGCCGGCGGTCCAACTGCATCAGCCAGCCCGCCAAGACGGCAGGCATCAACTGCGTGCGGCTGCCAACCTTCGTCACCGGAAGGTCGCGCGCTTCGATGAGGTGGCCGTTGTCGGACAGCCAAGCCACAGCGCCCGAAGCGCCAGGGTCTATGCCGACCAGCATCAGCCGCCAGCCTTCGGCCAGCGCCCGAGCGGACGGGTCAGCATCCCGCTGGCGGCCATCTTGTGCAGCGCGCCAGACACCGCCGTCTGGCCGACGCCGAAGGCTGCCGCGATGTCGCGCTGCCGCTCGCCAGCGTTCCAGCGGCGGGCGACCTCGGCATAGTTCATCTGCCGTTCAAAGCCGCCGTCGAACGGGGCGCGGGGCACATCCGCGCCGGCGCGGCGCACCATGTTCGCGTAGCTGTAGACGCTTTTGACGGAGATCCCGACGCGTTCGGCAATCTGCTCAGGCTGCCACCGCAGGCGATAGAGCCGCGCAACCTCGGCCAGCTTGTCCATCTTGGCGCGCCGCAGGCCGTAGCTGTTGCACCTGGCCCAGCACGCATCCCACGACATGCCTGTCGCGGCTGCGACCTCGGACATGGTGCCGCCGCGCGCCAGGATCGGCGCCGCGATGGCGGTGAACGCCTCCCGAGAAAGTCCCCGACCGGGTTTGCGCCCGGCCGGGGCAAGTTTGCAGGGAGGACCTTCGCATGTGCCGTCGCGCAGAACCCCCGACGGCTGGGGATGGGACGCGGCGGGGCGCGGCACTATGCCGCAGTGGGGGGAAACAGCCCCGCCGCTACGCGCCGGGGACGGCGGCGCGATCTCGCTCACTTGGGCAGCCCGTTAACGAGTGTGGGCATGCGGACGGTCCAGCTAGTGTTCGGATGGCCCGGCTGCACCGGCACCACGTCCACGCGCACGTCATGCCCCGCCTTCGTCCAGGCGGCGCTGATCATGCCGGCGAGCGCATAGGCGCCTTCCTGGGTGGTGTAATCGCGCATCATCTTGGCCGGCGCCGCGCGGAACGGCGGAACCTTCACCGGCCAGCCTCGCGCAGCCTGCGGGACAAATCGTCCAAATCGCGGCCGATCGCGCGAGCCGTCGCAAACGCAGCCTTCCGCTCGCAGAAGCGCATCCACCGCAGACAGAGGTGGTCGAGCGCGCCGAAGAGCCGCCCGAGCGCGTTACCGGGTCGAGCGAGCAGCAGCCAAAGCCGCGCCGAAGTCCAAGACGCCTTCTGCGCCATCTTCATCCCCCAAAATTTCATCGAGTTGGCTGAGCCGCGTGCGGAGCTGTTCGCGCTGCTGCCGACGTAGCGCGTTGTCCGCTTCGCGGAGTGCGAGGTATTCGCCAGCCGTGATGCGGGCGGCCTCGCCGTAGTGGATGCCTGCTGCCCGGCGCTCGCTTCCGACGATGCGTCCGAGAAGGAAAAGGCCGCGCTTGCGGCCGTAGTGTTCGACGTAGCTTCGCGCGATGCGTCGCGCTTCGGCGTCCGCTTTGGCGGTCAGAGTTTCCACGCTTGCGGAACGGCTTTCCGACACGGCGTCACGCATGGCGTGCATCCTCGCGGACATGGAAAAGACACCCACCGATCCCCCGCCGCCGCGCGCCAACGTCATTGACGTGCTGCTGCTGACCTTCGCCGTGCTGATGGCGCTGGTGCTGGTCGCCAACCTCGTTGACTTCGGCCGGCTGGTGTTCGGCTGGGGCGGCCATTGCTAAGCGGCCTCCGCGCCAGACGGCGCGCTCGGCGCGGGCACAACGGCGGCCAGGATGCGCTCGACAAGCCTCAGTTGCGGGCTGCGCCCCTCGCGCAAGTCAAAAACAAGCCTCGGGTCGTTTGCGACGCGGCGGCCAAATGCGCTCGCGCTCTCGCCACTGGCGACCAGATGGCGGTCAACGACTTCCACAAGCTGGGCATGTGTGAACATGACGCGATCATAGGACTATTCCTGCGCACCGCAAGAGGGAAAATCCTACGTTACCGAACCTCCGCCACCCACTAGGATTAATCCTATGGACGATGTGCGGCAGCGACTTGCGGAATTGCTCAAGGCCCAGGATCGAAGCTTGGCGGCAGCCTCGCGGGCAATCGGCCGTAACCCCGCGTATTTACAGCAGTTTATTGAACGCGGTGTTCCGCGTGCGCTACCAGAGGATGTCCGCGAAGACTTGGCTGCTCTTATAGGCTGCACCCCAGATGAGCTGCGCAGTTTGCCTGGACGCAAATCGCCCCGCACAGAGCAGGCAAAACATCCGGCTGAAGCTGCTGCGCACCCCAACGCGGTCCCGGCCCCTGACGTTGAGCCGCCCGCCCCTCGCCCATCCGGCCCGCCTGATGTGCCCCTGTTCGGCGCGGCGAGCTGCGGCGCGGACGGCAGCTTTGCCGTGAACATGATCGGCGGCGCCGTGGACTACATCCCCCGGCCCGGTCGCCTGCTGAACGCCAAGAACCTGTTCGCCGTCATCGCTCAGGGCGACAGCATGGAGCCCCTGTACCAGCACGGCATGACCGTCTTCTGCCGCGAGGGCTTCCCCATCCGCGAGAACGACCCGGTGCTGGTCGAGCTAGAGCAGGGGCCAGGCGCGGCACCGCTGGCGTTCCTCAAGGTCTATATCAGTCTGGACGACCGCCAGCTTCGGCTGCGGCAGCTCACCCCGCCCACGACCATCGAGTTCGACCGGGTGCGCCTGCTGCGCATCTGGCGCGCCCTGCGGCCGCAGGAGGCGTTATGATGGGGAAGGCAGGCACGGGTCGGGGGCCAGCGACGTGAGTGACGAGATTGTCGGCCGCGTGCGCGGATTTTTGGAAAAGCGGGGTGTCTCTAACGCCTGCCCGTTCTGCGGCCAGTCGGCCTGGACGGTTGTAAACGACGGCACCGCCGATCCGGGCCTCCTGATGCTGCGACAGGATCAAGCATTCCCTATCCCCCCCCCAGCGCTGCCCACTTACACCTTGGTTTGCAATAACTGTGCGTTCGTACGATCGCACGCGAAGCTGATGATCGACCGCGACCAATGAGCGCCAACATCCAGCAATCAGCGGCTATCCTAACCCTGCCTGGCGGACGCGCTAGAAACAACGCGCCTGTTGAAACTGGCGGCGGCGGCGGCCATTCTGGCGGAATGGATCATACGGCCGACATCGCCGTCTTGCAGCAGCGAGCCGACCAAGCGGATGCGCGCATGGGGCGCGTCGAAGATAAGCTCGATAGGATTATTGAGGCGCTTGGCGCCAAAGCTACACGTCAAGACGTTTGGACGGCCTTAGCAACAGGCGCCGCTATCGCGTTCGGCGTCCTCGCAATCATGATCGCAATCCTGACCTACCTGCAGGACCAGCGCATCGCCACACGCCCGGACAACCCGCCACCGCAAGTCGTTATCCAGGTGCCGACACCCGCTGCGCCGGCAGCCGGCCAGCAGTAAGCCTCTGTATAAGGTCGCCACACGCGCGTTGGGCGCCCTGTTTGTGCCGCCAGCATGAGTAAGAGGTTCCCCGCGCTCGACCTAGGGCCACTGCCGGTTGACGCCGTAAACGCAACCCTTGGAACAGACCTGGAAAGCGGTCCCGTACACATGAGCGGCATGGCACACCGCCACATCGCCCAGGACCATCCGGCCGATTACGCACAGCATTTCCATTACGCTCAGGCGGTCATCGCAGACCCCACCTTTATCGGGCAGGCCCCAAAGCATCGCGACAATTTCGAGCTGATACGCCGAATACCAGGCGCCAACGGTGACGCCCTATTGGTTGCTGTCGGCATCGCGACGGACGACCAGGGACGGTACCGGGTGAAATCTGTTTATACCCTGACGCCAGCCAAGCTTGAGGCCAAACGGGGCAAAGGCACCATCAAGCTGGCCCGCAAAACGACAACGCCGCCCCAATGACGGGGCGGCGGTGCGTGTCCGAGGCCGGTTGCCACTCCGGCATCTGTTTCGCCCATCGGTCCGGCGCGAAGACCGTCTAGGCTACTCTGCCTTGCGCGTCGCAAGGCCCGTGGGGAGGCCGTTCCCACCTCAGCGAACGCGGACATACTTGCAGATACGCAAGCTTAAAATCAAGCGGATCAGCCAATCTGCACATTGACGTGTTGCCCCCCCGAAACCGCCGCCCGCAAGGCCGGCGGTTTTTTTGTGGGCATGCCGTAGGTTTTTTCCTATTGCTTATTGCGCAGGAATAGTCCTATGGTCTCTTTGTCCGCAGGGAGCCGCCCATGTCCATTCACCAGCAGCGAGCGCCGATTGACATAGAAGCGGCGCACGCAGCGTTTCAGTACGACGTCGCGACCGGTGTCCTGACTTGGGCGCCCGCACCCGGAACAAAGCGCCAGCGCTTTGCTGGCCGCGTGGCGGGGCACATAGACGCAGACAAATATGTCGTTGTTCGGCTCAACGGGCGTCTCATCGGAGCGCATCGGCTGATTTGGGCCATGTGGCACAACGAGCAGCCGCCCGCGCTGCTTGACCACATTAATGGCGACCGCGCTGACAATCGGATCGTCAATCTGCGCGCGGCTACTCACCAGCAGAACATGGTTAACCGCGCTGCTGCTCGGAAGAATAAGTCTGGCCTTAAAGGCGTGCGACAGCGCGGAGAGCGCTGGCTTGCGCAAATTACGCTGAACCGCCGGGGCGTTTTTTTAGGCTCATTTGCGACCGCCGAGGCTGCCGCAGCAGCTTACGGCGCGGCAGCGGCGCGCAGTCACGGCCCGTTCCTGAACCTCGGCAAGGAGCGCGCGTGATGATCGCAGCTTACCGCGACGATGCCGGCGCTGTCGGCGACCGTCATCCCGACCTTGGCCCGGCGCGCGTCGAGGCCGCCGATGACGCACGCCGTCAAGCGTTCGCGCAGGCCGAAACCCTGACGGCGCTGCTTGACCGCCACGCCGGCGACAGCGGCGACGACGCCGACGCCATCGAAGCCATCACCGCTGACATCGAAGCGCTAGTCGGCAAGGTCCGCGCGCTGCTGGGCGAGCCCCGATGAGCGCCGCCGCACTTCTCACCGGCTGGGCCGACGCGTCCCGCGCGATGGTGACGTACCCCGGCATCAGCGCCGACAGCCGCGCTTGGTACGCAGCCGAGGCCGCGCGCATCACCAGCATGGTCGAGCGCCATGACGTGCGCAGCATGGCTGAGGCGCTGGAACGTCTGGCGCAGACGCATGACCGCGCCGCGCTCTCCTACGAGTACCAATTCCCGCACGACGGTTTGCGCTCGGAGGCTGCCGCGAAGGCCGCAGCCAGCCGCACCGCTGCGGCCAACCTGCTGACGCAACGGGAGGCAGCATGATGAACCACCCCGGCCTCTTCATCGCCCTGTCGTTTGCCGTCGGCGCCATCATCGGCCCGGCCCTGCTGGCAGCGGCATCCTGGGTCGTCGTGACCTACGCCGCGCTGTTCGGATGGATCGCGTGAATACGCGCAAAGACGCAGAGGAGGTAAAACAATGAACGCACTCATCACCCAACGCGCAGCCGCGCCGTCGCTCGGCGACATGATGCGCCTGGCAGAGACGCTGGCGCAGTCCACGATGATCCCGCGCGACTACCAGCGGAACCCGGCGAACTGCTTGGTGGCAATCCAGTGGGGCAGCGAAATCGGCCTCGGGCCGCTCCAGGCGATGCAGAACGTGGCGGTTATCAACGGCCGCCCGAGCGTGTGGGGCGATGCCGCCGCTGCGCTGGTTAAGGGCCACCCGGCCTATGAGTGGATGCGGGAAGGCGTCAGCGGCGAGGGCGATGCGCGCGTCGGCTGGTGCGAGATCAAGCGGCGCAGCCACGAACCGGAGCGGCGCGAGTTCTCAGTCGGTCACGCCAAGAAGGCGGGGCTTTGGGGGAAGGCAGGTCCATGGACGCAGTACCCTGACCGCATGCTGCAACTGCGCGCGCGCGGCTTTGCGCTGCGCGACGTGTTCCCGGACGCGCTGCGCGGCGTCATCACCGCCGAAGAAGCGCAGGACATGCCGCCGGCGGATGAGCCGCGCGTCGTCGGCGTCGTCACGCCTGACCAGCCCGCACTTGCCGCGCCGCAGCCTGACGAGGCGGGTCGCACCGCGCGCAGCTTTTCGTTCGACCTGCTGGACGACCAACTGAGCCAGTTCGTGGAGGTCGAGGAAATCCGCGCCTACCTCGCGCAGCCGAAAGTGCAGGCTGCACACCGCAAGGTCATGGAGCGCGGCATGGGCGAGCGCTGGGCCGAAATCGTGCAGCGCCACTACAGCCGCGTGCTGCCTGACGACGAAACCACCGCACCCAATGAGGAGATTGCCGAATGAGCGGCACGCGCGACAACAGCGGCGCACTGTTCAAGAACACGCGCAAGGAGAAGGACACGCATGCCGACTATCGCGGCACCATCACCGTCGAGGGGCGCGAGTTTTGGCTGGATGCGTGGCTGAACAAGGACAAGAACGGCCAAACCTACATGGGCTTGAAGGTAAAGCCCAAGGAGGCCCCGGCCGACGCCCCTGCACACCGTGACGTTCGCCCCAGCCCGAAGCCGGCGCTGGACGACGGCTCGGACATTCCCTTTTGAGGCGCCGGCCATGAACGTGCGCATCATGGAGTGCAACCCCGCGCGCCTGCGTGACCTGGCGCGCGAGTGGGGTGTGCCGGACAACCTAGCGCCCTGCCGCATCGTGCAGCGCCTGGAGGCGGCCTATCGGCGCGAAATCGAGGAAGAAGAACGCCGGGCGATGCACCAGCGCGCCCTGCGCCGCCATGCGGAGCGCGCAGCATGAGGCAGGACAACGACCGCACACAGCGGCTTGACGCCATGTCCGTCGCCGTTGCCGACAGCGCCCGCCAGCTCGCCGTCGCAGGCGACCTCACGCGCGCCATGCTTCAGCTTGCTATCGCTGACGCGCTGCGCAAAGCCGCACGCGGCGACAAGCTCGGCCGGCGCCTTGCGCTGCTCGACGCCCGTGCGCTGCGCCGCGCGATGCGGCGGCGGAAGGCGGCTGGGGAAGCGGCATGACCCCCGGCGTCTCATGGGCGCTCTTGGTCGTCCTGACCTTCGACGCGCAGTTTCCCCCGCCTCCGACTTGGCACGCGACGCGTGCGGACTGCGAGGCGCACGCGGCGGTGAGGGCCTTCCACTACGAGGTGACAGGCCGCCCCGTGTCGCACGTCTCCTGCCAGCGCGTGCGGATGCCGCAGAGCGTGCGCGGGCAGACCTTCGCGCCGCAGATGGAGGCGGTGCAGTGACAGAAGCACCCGCTTTCCAGTGCGGCGCGTGCGAAACCGCGCACCACACCGCCAAGGACGCGATGGCATGCTGCCGAGGCGCCGAGCGCGGCGTGTCGCGCCTGACCAACTGGCCGGATGCGATCTATGACGCGACCGGCTGGGTGGTCAGCGATGGGCTGGCATACGCCATCGGCGGCATGGTCGAGGCCGCGCGACGCGATGCGGCTGGCGAGGCCGGGCGACTGCGGGCAGAGCGGGCCGAGAACGAGAAAGCCATCGGGGTCTGGCGCGGGCGCACTGAACGTGCCGAGGCCGAGCGCGACCGGCTGCGGGAGGCGTTGCTTATGTGGCTGGACGCTGACGATGCAGGCGACGGGCAGGAGTGCATCAACGCAATCGCGCACGCCCGGAGCGTGGTCGGGGAAAACCGCGCATGACCGACATCGTGGAGCGGCTGCGGGAGCGCGCAGAAAACGGCGACGGGTGGACGCGCCCCGTGGCGCGCGAAGCCGCCGATGAGATCGAGCGGCTGCGGGAAGTCATCGCGAAGGGCCTCCGCATGCGAGAGGCGCAGGCTGCGTACTTTAAGCAACGCAGCCAGCAGA